TCTTTTTTTTATACAAAGCAATTAATTCTTTCAGTTCTTCCTTGTCCCATTTACGAGTTTCGTGCGCAAAAGTTTCAAGCCATCCGTAGCCGTCGTGTCCAATTTTCTTTATTAGTGCCTCTCGGTAAGGTAATAAGTTTCCGTGTTTATGTTGGTTGCAGCTCACGCATTGAGCGTGTACATTGTCAGGGTGGAAACGAACGGAAGAGTGTCCCCCTGCGCTCCAAAAGTGCCCTGCATCGTATTTGCTTCCGAGGGGATTGCCGCAACTTATACAACCTTGGTCTGCGTCCCTGAGACGTACCCACTTGTTAAACACTTGTTGAGCTAATTTAAGGTAGTCCGAGACGGTTAACAAGTCTTCCTTTTGCTTCTTGACCTTGTCCCGTTTCATTTTGGCAAGGTTCTTTAGTGCTTGTTCCGTCTTTGTGCAGATATAACAGTGCTTGTCAGTTGTTCGGTATGGTGTAAAGATTTCACCGCATTTTTTACACGACCTCATAATGACAAGTTTTTAATGATTTTCTCCAATACTCTCACGACGATACTATTTCCTGCTTGTTTGTATGCTTGGCTATCTGATACACAACTAAAGTCAAATGAATCAGGAAAGTCCATAAGTCGGAAACATTCACGAGGTGTTAATCGTCTAATTTTATATCCGTCCCAAAGTTTTCTATCTCCGTTTTCAGCGTGATGTTTTTTTAATGTAGGACAGTAGTCGTGTATTGATTGATTATAAGTATCTAATATCTTAATTTCGCCTTTTGGCAATTCGTGTTTTTGTATTGTTTCATTTAATCGTTTGTCATTATACACTACACCTTGATTACAGGCAGTATCTAAAGTTTGAGCAACTTGCTTACCTACTCTTCCTTGTCGTGTTTTACTATTTGGGAAACTATAATTTATAGAATCTCCTTCTTCTGCTATTTCGTAACCTTTTGAATTTGCTGATTTTACTTTAAGAAATGTACCTGATAAACTCGCTGAATACCTTGTTGTTAAACATCTTATTGGGTCTTCATTTATACCTGTGTAAATACCTTGTTTTGCAATAATGTGTTCAATCCCTTTGTCGCTCAAAAAGTATTTATTATTCACTTCGTTTTCAAGTACGTCTTTAAGTCGTTTAGTCAAATGCTCTTCAACCGGGAAACGAAAGTTATTGTCTTGGTCATCTCGTATACCAATAATGAAAACACGCTCACGATTTTGTGGCACTCCGTGTTCTTTTGCGTTAAGAACCTTCCAGTAAATGTGATAAGGTACTGAGTCTTCATAAGCGAATAAGATAGGCAAACCATTAACCGATTTTCCACCAAGTAAATTAACCCATTCTTGAAACGTCTTTCCGTTGTCATCTGACAAAAGACCTTTGACATTCTCAAATATAAAAAAGCGTGGTTTGTTCTTGGTAATAAATTCGTGCGAATTAAAGAAAAGAATTCCTCTTTTATCGTCTTTTCCTAAACGCTTACCAGCTAAACTAAATGCCTGGCAAGGTGGGGAAGTCATATAAATGTCCAAACTTTCGGAAGGTATTTCACGGTCATAAACATTTTGAGGATAGTACTTCGGTTCTCCGTAGTTGTGAATGTAAGTAGTCCGTGCGTACTTGTCCATGTCACACGCAAACTCGGTTTCGTAATCAATTCCAAGTATTAAAAGTGCTTGGTCAAATGCTCCAACTCCCGAAAAGTCGCTTCCTACTTTAATTTTCTTCTTCATATAAATTTCTTTAGTTCCGTGTTTTCAGTCTTCAATCTCAAATTCTCTTCATGCAGCGCATAAACCTTTTTAATTACTTGCTTGTGGTCTTCGCACACTCGATAAAATGTGAGCATGGCTTCCTTGAGTTCTATTTGTCGTTTTTCCATCGGGTTAATCAAGTCTACTCTATGCGAGTGCTTCGCTTTCAAGTCATCAATGCTCAACGTTAATGCGTTGTCGAGTGTTTGCATGTTTATTTGTGCGGTTAAAATGTCAAGTTCTTTCATTTAAAAAGGTAAATCGTTAATGTATGGGTTCGTTGGTGGTATAATCAAATTCAATTCAGGTACTAATTTACTTGTAATCGTTTGACCTTTTGGCGAAGCGTAACGCTTTTTCATGTCGCTCGGGTTAACTGCGTCCAGTTCGTAGTAAGTAAGTGAGTTTAAGTCGAAGAAAAGTTCTATTTCACCAATCGAACCAACGGAACGTGGCTTAATCTTATTGAAAATGATTGTCGCCTTGTTTTCCATTACATCGTGGCGGTGTACGGTTATCATGCACTTGCCACTATTAAACCACTCCGAGCCACCTTTCAGGTCGTAAGGTCCGGGGGGATTGCGTTTTCCGTTTTCTTTCTCGGTTAGTTTAGGGTGAATAATAGTGTGAAGGTGCAAGTTGTTTTCTTCGGCAATGTGATTGCGGTACGGAAGGACGTACTCCAAATAAGTCGCATAACCGCCAAACTCGTCGTATGGGTGACTCATATCTTTCCAACTATCTATACTTGCAGTCTCCAGTCCAACGGTCTTTTTTAGTTCAGCTGCAAAGTCCCAAAATGCCATTGGTGTCATCTTTGCCTTTACGTCCGTTTTGGTTAGTACGTGAAAATGTAATAGCACCCATTCTAAATTACTTTCAATTTCTTTATCAGTAATCGTGTTTGGCTTGTTAGGGTCAAATGACTTGCTCGTCTTTTTGTGCAATAGGTCGGCAATGATTTCGACATTATTTCCTACGTCAGGAAAGTAAAGCAAATGTTTCCACGAATAAAACATAGATGAGTTTACTAAAACCTCCATTAACACCTGAGTCTTACCACTCATCGGGAAGCCTGTCCAGTCCGTACAATTTCCTAATTGCATTGAATAGTGTTTATCTAATCCTTCAAACCCTAAATACTTACCTTTGTCGTGGTATTTGTCTCGGTAGGTTTTGAGTTGGTTAAGTACGTCTTCGGGTTGCGTTATTTTAAAGCCATCTATTGCCATGCTGCTTTGAATTTGTCTTGTTGTTTAATTTGTCCGAAGGTACTACTATCTTTTTGTCGTCTTTTTATCCAAGACCTAACTGTCAAATTAGCACTATTGTATTTCTTTTTAAGTTCCTTCGTGTTTTCCATTGCCATAAATACCTCCACTAAGTCGTGTTTGTCAAATTCAACTAACAGACGTTCAGCGTCCAAGTTGTTTATTGGCGACGATAAACCTTGCACTTGTTCACAATTAGTATTTAAATAAATAACCAATGGGTGTAGTTGTTCTTTGTTTATTGTTTCTTGTTTAACTATACTAACAGTGCTTTGACTGTGCTTTGTACTGTGCTTTGACAATGCTTTGTCCAGTGCTTTGGTAGGTGCTTTGGTATTTTTTACAATAGCAATTATATTAGATGAGTATTGATTTTTGCTAATTTCCACCATTTCAATAAACCCAAATTCAACAAGTTCGTTTAATCCTGCTGCATACGTTCTCCAATTTTTAACACCTATTGCCTCCATAACCATTTGAGAAGGAAGACCGAATTTGTCCTTCCATCCTAAACGGTTGCAGTGTTCAATAGCAAAGTAGAAAATTGCGTAGTGAATAGGTTTTACTTTGTCGGGGTTTTCAAATGCCCAGTTGCAGAAGTTTCTGCTCAAATCATATCCATTCATATCAAAAAGGTAATTTATTTTTATTAATAATTCTTTTTTCAATTAGAGTCAACTCCTTAATAAATTCGGTTAAGGTTGGTAAGTCAATAATAATATGTGAAGGAGGTATAGTTTTCATATCAATATCAATCCAAAGTTTGCTTTCATCTTGTGCAAATCTCATTTCGTGTTGTGAACATTCCATTTTAACATCACCCGTAAAAATTTTAACTACTGCCATAATAAATAATTTAATAAAATAAAAAAAAACCCTCACAAATCCTGACCATCCTACCTGTCATTCATTGCAAGGGCTAATAACGCCTTTAAAGTTCATATAATGTAGGATGTGAACTTGTGTCTACTAAATTAAGTATTACGTCCTAAATGCGGTTAATTCTTTCATATTTACTTTTCAACAATTTCTCAATACGTCTGCTCGAAATAATGTAGTTCGTGTTTATGTCGTGAGATGCTGACTGCGCTAACTCAACCGACTCCATAACCTCCATAAACTTGTCTTTTAATTCGGGATGGTATCCTTCGAGTGCAAGTTTAACCATTTCTTGGGAGTGAATAACCGTTGCGTGGTTCTTGTTGAACAAACGTCCCGCCTCCGTAAGTGAAAGCCCGGACAACGTAGCCCAAACCATACCAACTTGCCTCCATTGCATCAGCTGACGCAGTCTATTAGCTTCCTTTAGTGACTCGTGAGAACACGGACAAACTATGAAAAATTCATACATAGTGTAAAAGTTCCGCTTTGGCAGTTTCTTCTTTATGTAGCTTAGTTTTCTTCCGTATGTTGTGCTGATTTTAACCATTGTCTAAATGCTATTTGAATGTTTACCTGTTGTTCGCTTGTCTCGTTACTTGCGTTCTTCATTATCCTTTCATCGAGTTTCCGTATTTGTCCGATAAGGTTTAACGTTGCTATTTTCATATCGGTGCGAAACGCTTTGTCTTCGTTCAGGTCTTCGAGGAAGTCAGCAAGTACCGGGAGGATTGATGTTGCCGCTATTAATTTAATGTCGTTGGTCATATCAATTCAACTTTTAAAATAATACCTTCCCAAAGGTCGGCTTTTTTGATTGCGTCTTCTTTGCTGTTGGCTGTCACAATTTTGTACATTTCAATCCAAGTTTTGTGAGCGTAGCCCTTGTATGTTACTTTCCATCTCATAATTTTTCTATTTTATAACCCCATTTAATGTACTGATAAATGCTGTCGAGTTCGTCTTCTTTTCCTTTGTAGTTATATTGGCTTTGTCTAAAATTTAGGTCTTTATCCAAGAAACCTAAACACCAAAAACCTCCGTCAGGTTCAACCTCATCTACAATCCAAATTCGTATTTTATCGTATGCCTTCATGTCGTTGCTTTTTTAATTTCACTAATTCTATTTACTAAGTCTGCGTTGTAGTTCGTCCACCAATTTTTTCGGTCTCCGTGGGTTATTGCCAACTGTCGTTTTAATTGCTCCTGAAAGTGCGTTATGTTGCACTTAATCTTGTTCTTCTTCATACTCAATCTCAATTATTTTGGTTATTGTTCCGTCACCTTCGCATTCGTGACAAGTGTCTTTTACTTCACGTCCCCATGGTCCGTATTCAGTTACGTATTCTCCTACGCCAGTTCCTCGGCAGTATTCACAACGTGTAATTACTTCTTCGTACATATTAAATATCGGTTACGTTAATATCTGCAATTTCAATCATTGTTTCTTCGACTATATTACGAGCCGTATAGTAAGCGGTTTTTTCTGCGTCCGTCTTTGCGAACTTTTGGTTGTGGTTTAGTTGTCTCATTATTTCTTTGTAGCCCTCAATAAGTGCTTCAATTTTATCGTTTTTCTGTTCGATAATTACTTGCTGTTTAAATTCGTAAGCTGACATGGTTTAAGGGATTAAGATGATAATTAATAAAATGATTAAGATACCTGCAAATAGTCCGAGCAATGAGTTACGCTCGTCTGCGTTGCGTGGTGTGAAGTAAAGAATTAAGTTTTTCATGTTGTTAAGTTTTAAAATTGTTGTGCCTTATTGACCTTACAAATGTAGCACATTAAAATTAATACACAACACTTGTCAACACTTTTTTAACAAAATAAATGAAAGTTTATTTTAAAAGTCAATGGTAGTAAGGGTTTCAGCGTAAAATAAAAATTCATGGAATAGGCAATTTGTCAAGTTCAATGCTTAAAAAACTGGAGATTTGTCACAAACTTAGGTTAAATGTGTGACGGAATTGTAACACTTGGGGGGTAACTTGGGGGGTGACTTGGGGGGTCTTGTCACAATTCTTATAAAATGTGTGACACTTTAAGGTTATTGCCTTACCTAAATATTATTTGTTAAGGTTATACCCATAAAAAAAGCACCCCCGAAGGGATGCCTTAAACCTAACATGAAAAAAAGAAGTAGACAAATATACTAAATATTGTTTATCATTTTGTACTTGAGCCAATCCATGTACACTTTATTGTTTACCGAGTAAGCCGAGCGACAACCCGCCTTACATCCTAACGAGTGCATAATTGTACCCGCTGCTGTTGTGTAGGTCTTGCGAAGTTTAACCTCTTCAGTGCCGCAGTTCGGGCAGTTCCAACGGTCACCACCTCGTAATGTAGCGTAGTTGACTTTGTGCTTTGAGTAAGGCCGTAGCTTGTCGTAAACCTTTTCCAAAATTACGACGTCGTTTTTGCAGTACTCAACCATACGATTAAGTGCCACCTCACATTTATCAAATAGAATGTCCTTCCACGTTTGGAAACCTCCAGTGTCCGACTTTGCACCCACTCCCAAGAACTTACTAATGTAGTCCAACTTATTAGAGTTAAAGTAGAACCCACTTTTAGCGAATTTAAGCGTGTCAATGGTGCGGTATGTAGGAAACATATCTACATCGTGATAAATGCAGCGTGTGCGCAGCCATTTAATGTCGAACCTATCCCCGTTGTGACCAATTACCTCATCGGCTTTATTGAGTTCCTTAATGAATTTCTTTAGCAGGGTCTTGTCGTCTTGGTTTTTGTCCCAAGTTAACGAGTGTACTTCGTCTTCACCTTCCCACTTCCAGCAAACGCAAATAATAGCGCGCTCTTGGATTATATTGTCGGGTGAGATGTTTAGATTGTAGCCAATCCGCCACGATGTGACGATATTTGGCGAAGTTTCCAAGTCGAAAAATAGTCTTTTGCGTGTCAAGGTCTAAAGGTTTCGTAATAATCACTTAGTCGATTTAACCAACCCTTTCGGTATTTAGAGTTTTTCATTCCGGGCTTACTAATGGCAATAAAGAACGCTTCCCGAAGTCGGATAAGTTCATCAAATAAAATCTGATTGTCTAACTCGTTGGCAGCCCCTAATGTTTTAAGTCCAATATCCCCATCCACTACAACGTGTTTGCCTAAATTGTTTAGTGCTTGTTGAAGTGTTATAATAGCTCGGTGTTGACCTGAGCCCCAAGCCATACCCGTAACGATTACTCCGATGGAAAAACACTTAAACTCGTCAGCTCGACACTTGTCCCAATAGCCCTTACGGAAAATTGAAAACCAGTCTTCGGAGTTCATGTTTAAAAAGCGGACGTTGTTTGAGTGTCCGAATTGACCAACCCAAGACGAGTAGCAAATTCCCATGTTAGTGTGGTATTTCTTTCCGTCTTTTAGTACCGGGCAATACATAGCTGAACAAGAGTCCGAGGGGTCACCTGAAAGACCGCCTTCCCACTTCTTGATAAATTTAATGTACGTTTCTAAGTTCATAGTCAATTTTTTCGACTAATGTACACGTTTTTTAAAGATAATAAACAGAAAAATTAGTGTAAGGATAAACCCTAAAATAACGAATAGTTGTTTGAATTGTCTTAGCGGTTTGTTGCGTTGCACTACTCGCTCACGTTTAAGGTCGTTTTTAGCCGTTTTAAGCGCATTTCGTAGGCTGTCCTTATACATTAATCGAATTGAGTGCAAACTATCGTTAAAACGCTTGTAATCGAATCTAACTTCATAGCGTGTTTTTGGTATGTAGGAAGTCTTATAATAGATAATAGTATCTTTTGACGTTACTACCTTCACCCAATAAGTGGTATCGTGTTTCCATACAAGGAAACTATCTACTTTAGTTACTCGGATAGTGTCGCTAATAGTGTCGCACCGATAACCCTTTTTAATTGCTTTGTTGAGGTGGTAATTAACCGAGCAAGACGTTAAAATCAATAAGCAAATTAGGAATTTCATCTATGTTATTTTGGAATTTATACGCAAAAATATATAAAAGTCAGTTTAATACCTCAGAAACTATCCTTTACCTTCTTTACGTTGGTTATAAACCTCTTGAACCGAGCAATAAAACCTTTGTCATCTCCGTATTTTAATCTTATCTTTTCGTCAATGCTGACCACTTCAATACTGGCAAGGAATAACCCGACCAATTTAGTCAATGTATATTCCACCGAAAAGACGGTCTTTACCATTTCATTGACCATTGCGTAATCAATGAGGAAGAAAAGAATCACAGCACTTTGATAGGTAATCATCTTACCAACTAACCCTTGTCTTAATCTCCTACTCGAAAACTTTTCCGTAGTCAAACGAACAGCGACAATAGTGTCCGTAAAAATAGCAAGTCCGATAACTAATAAGATAACTTGAATAGGCGCAAAGAACGAATAGATAGCAACGAGTGCCGTGATTAAATACTTCATACTGCGTATTTACTCAGTTCTACCATAGTCCAAACTTCAACTTCTTCATCGTTCCAATCTGAAACGTAAGTAAAGCCGTCTAAGGTAATACCAAAATTTGCTGTTTCCGTAGTTAAAAGAACGTCAACACTACAAGTTTTTTTCTCTATGGTGTCGTGAATAACAAGTACTTCAATAGTTGGGTTTACTATTTCAACATTGAATTGAATGAATTTATAAGTCATAATTATTAAGATAAAGTTGTTCCTGTTACTGTAAATGTTCGTACTGCAAAAATTGTATTTCGTGTTAAAACTTTAGAACGTTCAAAAATTGGTGTGTCCGAGTTGGCAATTATTTCATAAGCGTTTGTAGTTACGCGTGGCGACGTAGTGCTTGTAAATTGTGATAAACCCGTAAGGTTAAAAGGTGTATAATTAAAATTTTGTGCAATTGAGCAATTAAATAAATTCATTAACTCATTAACATTTGGCAACCTCCAACCACTTGTAAAACCACCCGTGTTTAATGCTATTCCCCACGCAACGGCTTGTGTCCAAGTATGCGAAAGCGCACTGTTTAATTTATAATATCCAAGTACCGTTGTACCATTGTAAGTAGTCCAATCAATGTATATTTGATTTGTATAGATTTGCGTTCCTATAGTGCTTGTAAATCGGTTCGTGTTTCCAAATGGATTATTTGACGCAAGTACTGTGAACGAAGTAGCCCGTCCCGCTTCTAAATCTCCGTCGTCTCCAGTGCGGTATGAGGTCGTTTGTCCCGTCTTCATTAATGTAGCACCAACGGGTGTAAATGAAGCGGTGTTAACTGTTATTGTAACGTGGTTTGCATTGCCTTGGTAAACTACCGACTGCGGCACAATGTCGCTACCACTTTGATTGTGTAGTCGTATGTTTAACGGGTCGGTTGCATGAATTGAAAACGGGTTAACTTGATTAACTGTTATATCGTTGTCCGCTACAATATAGTTTTCGGTAACTCCACTCGGTACGGCTTCAACGTGTATTGTGCCGTTGCCAACTTTTCTCAAATGTAGCGTTGCGTCAGGTGCGGTAATTATTTCGTTGTCGCCGCTTGGTATTGTACCGCTAAAAAGTAAGGTAGGAACGGAGTTATAAACATCGTAGGTTGCATCCTCACATGGTGGTATAGTAACCGTTATGTCTTGGTCTTGTACGCTTGGGTACATTGCGTCACTCAATACATTTCCGTCTTCATCGTATACTACTAAACGCACGTCAGGAAGTACTAACGTTTCCCCACTTGGAACTACGTCAGTATAACTGCCATCCGAGTTTTCAACAGTACCCGGTTCACATTCCACCTCAACGGGGGTAATAGGGTTCATTGGTATTTCACAAGCCCCGTAAGTTGAGACCTCAAAAGTTATACTCATAACCCAACCCGCCACGTAATCGGAGTCGAAGTTATTTACGGGTGTCATTGTCGAAGTACCTACAACGTCTAATTGAGCGTCCATGTCATTAATGTAATAGACGTACATATCTTTTAGGATAAGTTGGCAGTCGCTTACAATAGTGTTTAAGTTTACTCGGTCTTTTTGGATTATATCGACACAATAAACGTTGATGCTAAATTGGTTCGTGTTTAGGTCTTCGAGGTCGCTAACTGGTTCGACAAAAATAATAGGATACTTTTCGTTTTGAGTAGAAAAGTTTGGCATCTGCTCCCGAAATTCACCCCCGTACTTTTTTATTTGAAGATGAGCGTTACAAAACTGCTCTATTTTTGAAAGTAGTGTTATGTAGCTTGTCATAGTGTAGCGTTTTCTTGCATTTTCTTAACCTTGTTTTGGGTGCTTGTTACGTCACTTTCGACTACAATAGCTTTTACCGTGAGTTGGTTCGATTTGTTTTCTGCGTCTTGCGCTGCACCCGTCGTGTTTTGGTTGTTACCTTGTCCGAATAGTGAGAACGAAGGCGCACCACCCCCCGCAGTTTGAGCACCGCCACCACCAACCGCAGCACCACCACCGCCACCCGCAGCACCTCCGCTTTTAGCCCCGTATTGAGTACTTGCAATTTTTGCAATTGCACCAACCGAAGCCGATATAGTAGCAATGAGTGCCGCAATACCTATCGGAGTGACAGGAGGGTTTGCAGCTATTGAAGCCGCAGCCGCTTTGTATCCGTCAAGAATAGCCATAGACAACTGCATTGTTTTCTGAACTTGGAACTGACGTTTAGCGCGTTTTTCTTTGCTTATATCGTCTTGTTTTCCAAGAGAATTTGAGATAGTAAATACTGTTTCGGCAAGGTTATTAACCGAGTTAGCGTAGTCTTCGGCAATTTTTACTTTGCGGTCAAACTCGGCTTTCTCTTCTGCGGCTTTTTTCTCTGCTGCTGCTTTACGTATAGCTTCTTCGGCATCAACTAAATCTTGTTCAAGTTTTTTTGTTGACTCCCCGTATCTTGTGGCTTCGGCAATTAGTAAACCATACTTTTCACGGACTGCATTTATTTCGTTTTGTTGAGCCGTGTTAGTTGCTTCTTGGTATCGTGTATAAAAGTCCTCCTCCTCTTGGGCTTGAACCTCTTTTGCGTCTTTAATTACTTTGTTAAGTTCGGCTTGTTTCTTTACTTCCGCGTCAAGGTATTTTTGATTAATCTTTTCGGCTTCGTTTATGCTTTGTTCAAGGTATAGTTTATCAAGTTTCAGTTGCTCGGTATCCGTAAGTTTTTTGTTCGTTAACAAGTCTTGACGCATACGGTCAAACTTGTATTTATTAGCAAGTAGTTCCTTTTCTATTCCGTCTTTTGCAACTCCAAGTTCAATGTCTTGGATTAAACGTCTTGCCGCTAACCTATCCGCTAAAAATTGTTCGTAATCTGCGGCGGCTTTTTCTTGTTCGGCTTTGACTTCCTGATTGAGTTTAACTTCCTCAATCTTTATTTCTTTGGCTTTGGTCTTATTTTCTTTAACCGCTGTTTTGTATAACTTGGTTTGGTTCAAAAACGAATTGTCCATAAACTCAAGAAGTTTCGCTTGGTTCGCGATTTCTTCGGCAAAGTATTTATTCTTTTCTATTCGTAGTGCAATGGTGCTTTTTCCTTCGGCTTCAAGTAGGGCTATTTTGTCGTCCATTTGTCCGATAACCTCTTCACGCTTTTCTTTTTCCTTTTCGAGTTGGTCACTTGTTTTTGCAAATGACTCATCAGCTGCAAAAGAAGTAAGTCCTAATAAATCCAAAAACCACTTAACCGCGTCAATCAATGGCTTAAACGCAGCGGTCATAAAGTCGATGAACTTAGTAACGAAACCGAGTCTGTCCGCTAACATATACAACGCAGCAACAATACCGGCTACAATGGCAGCAATTAAGAAAATAGGGTTTAGTAAAATCTGCGCTCCAAGTTTAAGGAACGCACCGCCTACTGAAACTATTGTCGACCCCATACTTTTTAAGGAAGACGAAATAGTCTTAGCGTCAATCTTTCCAAGGTTACCCGCAAACAACTTTGCACTGGTTGCAGCACCCTCAAAGTCCATTGACATCAACTGAGATTGCATTAACCCGAACGCGTTACTCGTCTGCTCGAAGCGTGAACCTGAAGCGAAGACCGCAGCTTGTTCGTTAGCGTCTTTCAGTTGGTCACTTAATGCACCCGCCTTTTCAGCAAGTGCAGCCATTTGTTTAGGGTCGGTCGCGTTAGCAAGTTCCCCTTTTAATGCTTTAAGTTCCGAACGGATTTGGGCTATCCCGTTAAGTTTTATATTTATTTCTTGGTCTGCCATTATATAACCATCATGGTGTTGTCGTAGTCACCTCTATTGCCGCAACCACCTACGGGCTTTATATCACTATCCGTGTTTAGGTCACTCGTAAACTCAGGGAATAATGCTTTGTTCGTGAGCAAATAGTTAGTTAATCTTTTCTCGTAGAAAGCAGCCATTTGTCCGTAGTGGTCCATAACAAAAGCCGTTTCATTTTGACTCACACTATTTGAGTAGTCCCCGTTTTGGGTTTGTATACCTTTGTTCTTAAGTTGGTACGTTAGTCCGAAGGCGGCTTGTTCGGCTGCCCTCCACGCTACAACGGGCTGTATTTTTTCAACTAAAAGTTCTTCGTCGTTGTTTAATGTTTGAGCGTTATACGCAGCCAAAAGGTACGCATAGAAGTACGAACCGAGTATTGCTTGGACTCGCATATCACTTGCGGGTTTAACGTACGGGAAAACGTCTGTAACGTCAACGTTAGCAGTTATAGGGGTGTTTACCTTTAGGTAATTTTCAGTTACGAAATAAATCATTGCGCTGGTGTTTGAGTGTCAGGTAACGGAGCTAAAGATGCAAGTTCCCGTATTTCGTTTGCAGTCATATTTTCCAAAACTTTAGCGGCAAGTGTCGGGTTCATAGCGTTCAAAGCGTTTATAATGTCTTTGCCCTTTTCGTCTACGCTTGTAATAGTTTCGTTTACGATTTGGTAGTTAGTAATTTCTACTTTTGCATTGATACCAACCGCCCGTAAAAGTCCGTTTATAACGTCCGTAATGGTTTCTCGCAAAGGAATAATAGTATTCTTTTCAAAGATTACGTACGCTTGTTTAATATCCGAACCACTACCAAGTGAACCCGTAGTGCGCACTCCCAAAAGTATAGGGTCGATGGTGTGAGCGAAACAAATTTGCTCGGTGTTCAACTCACTAACCCCCTTAAATAACTCGTCGTTTGAACTTGTCGGTACGTTAACAATATCGGGTAAACTTTCCTTGTTATTAGCAAAGAAGGCAACCGCTTTTCCTGCGTTCTCCGCACCTTTCAACTTGTTAACCGTGTCTTTTATCAACTGCATTTCTTCAGGGCCTTGGGGCTTCTTCGGAAACATCATAGCAAACGATGGAAAAATGGAGTTTTGTATGTTCGATTTCTGCAAGTAGGACAATTCACCACTCAAAAAGGCGAAGTTTAACGCACTTGTATACTGCGGTAAAGGATAGTAGTCTTGTCCTACGCTCTTTTGTTCGTAAACATAAAGGTAAGTTCCGTCTTTACATTCCGGGTGGTATGGTTCAAAGGTTCTAATTTGCATACCGAACTGCCAATCCTCATTAACAGCGTAGATAGTTTTCGCTTGGTTTATTCTTACCTTCTCAGGGGCTACTCGTTTAACGTTATACGTCTTCCCACCTTTTAACTCAATTAAAAAGTAGCAACGTCCGTGAAGAATTACGTCTTTCGTAATCGCCTTAAGCGTGTCTTTGAAACCTATCTTTTTACCGAAGGCATAAAGTACTACCTTTTCCATGTCCGTAAGTTTGGACTCGTCAAAAGTATAACCACCTCCGATAGTTGCGTTGGTCTTAAAGTCTACAATTGACCCATGCAACGGACTCATATAGTACATTTGGTTCATGTACTGAGGATAAAGGTTGTCACTTCCGAAACGGATATAACCCTGCGTAGTGTAACGCACATCAACAAAGGGTAAAGACAAATTGCCTTCAGGCACACGCAGGAACGGAGTACTAAAAGACTGATATCCCGTGTCAACTATTTTAAGACTGTCGTCTTTTTTAAACTTTCCAAATAAACCCATTAGTCATAAATTGAATTTGATATACCTTCGACCACCATGCGCCCTTCCTCAACTAAAGTAAGTCCGTTATCGTTCGTGTTTGGGTCAACTACAATAGGTACTGGACTTTCATAAACCCAATAGCGAAACTGACCAATGCGCAAAGTTACGTCTACGCCTTCCTCCAAAAAGAAAAGGTTATAGCGGTTAACATATTGAGAATAGTCCACGCCAACCCAATAAATAGGTGCTTGTGTTACGTCCATTTCCCACACGAATTTAAACAACCAAGTCGGTGCTGTGATTGTTGCACTTTCGGTTAGCGTTAAAGCTATTGTATTGTTTTGGTTTTGTTCAATGTATATCATACTACCTTAATAAGTAGTATTTACAAAAGTTGGTTAAATAAAAAAGGGGGCTAATTAAAACCCCCTTCCAATTCGTGTTTATCTTATTAGATGATATTAGGAATTTCAGCCGCTGCAACTTCAAAAGCAAGGTTTTCGTTTTCAGCTACGAACGTAATTGAATACTTTGAACCATCGGCTTTGGCTGTTCCCGAACCTTCAGCAACCGCAGTAAGTTGAGCGTTTGGAAAATACCAATACCTTCCGTTTGCGTCACCAACTACAAGTGCAAGGTCTCTTTGACCTTCGCCAAGAATTTTGATTGCTTTAGATTTAGCCGCTTCACGTCGGTGGAAAATCAAAGTAATAGTTTGCGTATAATAAGACGAACCATTTACCAAGTCAATAGCTGCTTCCTCCGTGTACATTCCCGTGTTACGTCGGAACTCAAAAGGAAGAAACGGGTCTACAAGCGCACCGAAAGTAGAAATTATCCAGTTAGCTTCAACGATTGGACCTGTAATGTTGTCCATGTCGTTAATATAAATCGAAGTTATACCTCCGATATTTGAGTCACACGTTTTTAAGATGGACTCGAGTGTTGTACATGCCATTTTATTTAGTTTAAAAGTTTATAAAAAAGGGGGCGGTTAAACCCCCTACATTAGCTAAATAAATATTAACAGTAAGTTGAACCCCCGTACCAAACAACTTGTGTCGTGTTCACTACCCAGAAACCTGCTTTAAAATCGGCTCTGGCTCCTATACGACGGTCAAGTGTTGTCTTGCTAAAGTCAACGATTTGCAAATTGTCTTGGTCACCTTCTGCATCTAAAGCGTAGATGAAGTTCGTGTAATCCGACAAGATGATTTGGTTTGCAGGAAGTCCGTACTCAACAACAACTGGAATATCCAAGTAAGTCAAAGACAAAGCAGTTGTAACGTTTGTTGCTGTGTTAGTTGCAGCCGTAGCAATACGATAAGCAGCCGCAACGTTTGCAGCAACTTTGAATTGCATTTGTGCAGGGTTAACCAACATTTCAGGAGTCGCAGCCGTTAAAGTTGCAGCCATCTTATCAAGTACGTTTGCAGACGTAATAGCTGCATAAGTTCCCGCAGGAGTGATATAGTCAGCAGCATCACACAAACGCAACAACCAACCATCACAAAGACCCAATGCACCTTCAACAGCCGTGTCACCTCTCCACATCAATTGTGCAAGTTCTTGGTGTCCTTTCTTCGCCATTTGTGAATAAAAGAAATTCATAAACGAAGCAACTGAAAAATCAGAGTTTGAACCTTTAGCCATTTCCAATGCAAGGAAAGATTGCTCCAAGTCAAACTGACAAACTGACGCTTGAGAAGTCAACGCACATACGTCAATGTCTACTGCGCTAAGGTCTGCGTCTTGAGCGGAAAAGTTACAACCACTTTCTGCCAACACTGTGTCAAAAAGAACCGTTGCAATTTTTGTTTTGTTTTTGATACCCGGAAGTACACGGTAGTTAGTTACTGCGTTTTCCATCCCGTAAAGGATTGAATAGTACTCTGACG